TTGAGCGCGTTGCAAAGAAACCAACTTATCCGGGGGAACCGCAATACCATTACGCAATTGTGCGCCTACATCAGAGAATTGCTGCAACAATGAGGCTTGTTGGCCGACTTGCCATTCATGATGGATTTGCTCAACTTGCCTTGCAGTCTGATCCTTGTATTGCCCCTGCAATTCTGCAAAATACGGATCGCCTGCAGCGGATGGGTTATTGCCAAGGATATTCTGAACGTAATTCTTTGTTTCGCCAAATGGGATATTTTTGATAAAATCTTCTTCAGTAATGGCCCCAGTACGCGGGTCTCCAATGGTTTTAAGCCATTCATCCACATTGCCCATCCCGCCATTGTAAGCGGCCAAAGCCAAGACTTTGTTATTGTCGTATCTGTCAAGCAATTGATTTAGATAGGCTTGACCAAGTATTTTGTTGGTGTCTGGATTTTTTAGAGCTTCCTTAAGCTGCACGTCATCCATATTTGCAACGTCAGTTAGACCCAATTTAGCTGCTGTTTCGCGTGCCGTTGCTGGCATCAATTGGTAAAGACCAATCGCTCCCTTAGATGACTCCGCATTCGGATTGCCATTGCTTTCCTGTTTCTCAACCGCTGCGTATAACGTATTGCGGTTGCCATTAATAAGCTCTAGTGCCTTGGCAGGATCGGTTTTTGCAAGATTAATGACCTTGGCCGCATTCAATTGCTGGTTAAGATCGTAACCTTGCCTGATCACATCGCCACCTGCAAACCCTCCTTGATCAGCACCCATCAGTCGATTGGCTATTGAAGTTCTGGCAACGTTGATATCACCACCATTTTCAACAAAGGCAATATCGTTCGCATTTGATTGCTGGAAATTCGCCCGCATCTGCCCTTGACGCTCGCCGACTTCAAAATTCTGGCTTTGGGAAAAAACACTGGCGCGTAAATGATCAAGACCCTGCTTAATCTTATTAGCCTCCAGAAGCGTTTTTGGAGCCGCCACGCGTGCCTTGGCATATTCCTGGAACTCCTTATCAATCCCCTTGGCAAACCCCGTAGGATCGCCCGTAAACCCATCCTGCCTATCCTGAAGCTTTTGTTGCCAATCAATCCTGGCTTGGGAAAGTGTAGCATCTGCGTTAACAGCCGCTTCGTTCTCTAGGAAATCATCCTTTTGCTTCTGGGCGTCTTGCAATCCCGCGCCTGCAACCATCAGGTTTCTTGCAAACGTGCCGCCAAAATCATTGGCAGAGGCGAAAGGTGCAGTTGGCCCAGCAGGTAATCCGCGCCTTGCAATGATAGTGTTCATTTCGCCCATGCTAATATCCTATCTTCTTTGGTGTCCAACTATTGCCAAGCCAAGATTTTGCGTAAGGATTGGGAGCTAAAGCTGAATTCGGATTTGCCGCATTTGGCTTCTGCTTCTGAAGGCCGCTGAATAAGGTGGTTGCACCGCTTAAAACCGAACTAAATATTGAGGATTTGGCTTCATTCTTAAACTGCTTGGCCTGTTGCTTTTGTGCATTCACATCAAGCGTTGTGCCGTAATTGATCGCGTCCACTTCCTGCTGGCCTTCCCCGGCAGATTTGACCAAGCTATCCAGCAACGACCCGCTTAAGGTTGCACCGCTCTTAGCACCTTGCACCTGTTGACGGCCAATGGACCGCTCATTTTCACGGGCCTGCAAATTCGCTTCGTAATCGCCCTGCTGCTGGCGAGCCTTCGCGTTATTCTTAGCAACATCTTCATTATATTTTGCGGCATTCCTGCCAGCAATGCCCTGGAAGATTGAGCCTACAAACCCAAGCCCTAACCCTGCTAATCCAACGCTCATACTGTGGGTTCCTCTACGATTGATATCCGTGGTGAAATTGCTAAAATGTTCAAAGGAAATGGCTGGATTCGCTTAATAACAATGGATTGCGTATCATCCCACCCGTTCGGCATTTTCTGAATTATTTTCCCAGTGAACAACGGCGGGCTTTGATCCATTGGCATGCTTGGTGACCTATACGCAATATCGTATTGGTCTTTCTCATCGCCGAGGACACCCCCTAAAGAGCTTGACAATTGTATAGCTAGGCGATCAATTGTTTTCTTCTGCTGCAACGTTGACCCAAATTGTCCCATTGGCTCAAAGTTTAAGGGAATAAACTCACTTTCGTTTTTAAGACCAATCTGTGCAATCGTGGTTGGCCTGTTTAACGTGACACTGCCATCGCTCGCCACAATTCGATTGGGATGTGATGCGCCGTTGGCAAGGATTTGAACTTCTTCCCCGATGATATGATCAAGCCTCGTAATCTTGGTCACAGGTGCGCCAAAATACTCAAGCGATGAATCCGTATAAACAAAACCGTCTTTATCATCTGCATCTTCAGGCACATACTCATCAGTGATATATTCGACATACCGCTTTACTGATCCATTAATAAGACGTTCAACCACCAGCCAGACCTGATTACTGCCTGGGTTTGGTATGGTTGCAATAGAAAGAACTTTGGCGTTAGTGCCGCCTATCGGATGACGGTGGAATGCCAGCACTTCCTGCTCTTTTAAGAAAGTCACCGCAAATAATGATCCGTCCTGGCAGCATCCCCAAATGAGGTTCCAAGGCTTTTTCTGATAGCTGATCTCCCGAACAAACCCCCTAAGCATATGTTTTGAAAATATACTGACCTCGGTGCTATTAACCGGGCTATTGATATCATCAAAAACAAATTCATATATTGACCGGCCAGCCGTTTGCACAAAGATTGTGGATTGCTCAATTAAAACAGGTGAGACATTGGCAGAACCGATCCGGCTTTTGTTGCGAATGGTGATGTTCGTTGGCGTCAAACCTTCGTTTAGGGTTGATGCCTGCGCCGCAAATTCCCCGCTGGACGTTCCGATTGTTAATTTCTCGGAGGATGAAAGCCACTGGATGTTATGAACTTGGTTATCATCAATTGTATAAGTGATGGCGCTGCTGTCAACAATGGTGTCCGTTGTTTTGCTTGGGGCCATGCTTTCAAAATTGTCGCTTTCGCTTCCCCATAATGTTTGAGGTAGGGTAGCAGAATTACCTAAGAACAATCTGCGTTCATAAAATATAACAACCGACGGCCAGCCTAATGTGTCAGACCAAGCGCCCATGCGCCAATTCTTTGAAGCCGCCGTTGATGCGAAATCACTTTTAATCGTTATCACCACAACAGTCGTGCTTGTGAATGCCGTGATAATGGCCCATCCCCATGTGGTTCCCTGTTTTATCCTAACATGTCTTCCAACATCGGTTGCGGCAAAGGTGGCAGTAGAGGCAGTTAGATTTATACCTGTGCCAGTTGTGGCAGCCGGGGTAAAAGTGGTTGCCGTCACGTTGAGATCCAAATAAGGCCCATCTTGGAAATCAATCGGCGTAATCGTCCAGCTTGTATGACCCGTACGCGTTAATTTCTGTGGTCTTACCGCAGGATTCACCAAATAAAGCACATCATTTGACTGGGCGTATTTTATATTTGGCAAGGTCGCTTCTGCGAAAGGTGATACTAATTCATAAGGCGATCCCGGCACTGTTTCTATTATGCCGTTATCCTTATAAAAGCGGAATAATAAATTTGTACACTCGATGATATAAGCTTGGGTTAAAGAGAATTCAAACGGCAGCAATCTAGCCGTCAAATTGTCTTTAGTGGACGATACGTAGAATGTTCCTGGCCTTGGTTTCAATGGCCCTTCCGGCAATGAGATAAAATTGCTTTGTTTCTTAGCCGCGTTCACATATTTGGCAATATCAGAACGACCCCATAATTCAGGAGCCCATTCACCGCCATTGAAAGATGCCATAAGCGGGGTTAAAGTCGTCATTAATACCTCGAATTGAGCCAACGAGAGGCGTCTATAATACTATCTTTGCTTTCCTTAGCATCTATGCGCCTAGCGTCAGCCTTCATCAAAGCCCCAAGTGATTGTGCTTGTTGCACCTTTGCACCGCTTTCTGTAAATCTTGCAGCCATCCGTAGGGCCATCTCCGCGGCAATTGAATCAATAAGACCAGGGGTGAATAGTGTTTCGTTAACACGGCCCAAATATGTTATTTTTAAAGGAGGGGCGAAGTCGGTCAGAATTTTATTTCCGCGCCGTTCCCACCCATTATTTTCCTCATCTTCTCCATTAACCTTAAGAACCCTTAGACAGTACGGATAAGTTGGGTCTAAACCGGAAGGCAACGGGTATTGATAACCGTATTCCCATATAGGGGTCGTCGCTTCAGCTGCAAGCAAAGCCTGGCAGGTGGCAGAGTTCCAATCACCTGAACTTAGTAACGCATCGACCACTTGCTGGTAATAGGTATTGCAAGTTTCAGCCTGAAGCGTGTTATCGGCCAAACTGGCGATTGATTTTTGGCTTAACATCCCAAGCGCTTGATTGCATATCTGAACCTTACTTGTCATTGGGTAGTGAGGGGGCTTTCACCCCCTCCCTTCTTTAGTCGATTGTGTAAAACAATTGGATAGAAACAGTGCCGGAAGCTGGCAGCGCCGCGACCGCAATCGTTATAAACACAATTTCTTGTGCAGTTAATTTAACCCCGACCGCCGCACCCTTACCAAATAGGGTTGGTGTAACAGCAGTTAAAGCAGTGGATGCCATATATTTAGCTGTACTGCCGGTAATACCGATAGCAATCTCAGCCGTGCCACCCAACGTTACTGTTGAGTTATAGACACCGTATAAGAATCTTGCCCCAATCGGCAAAATACCGACTTCAATTGTGTCGGTTGTTGCCTGAGAAGCAAGGGTTACGGTTTCACTAAAGCATCGAACCCGTCCGCCAACTGCACCAACCTCAGCTTTGTTTGTAGTGGTGCGGATAGTCGTCATTTGAGTACCGTATAAAACAGCCATATTTCACCTTTATTCTAAACAAGCGATTTCAACAATTTTGGCCTCTTCCATCCTGGTTGCCGCACAAGACAAGCAAGCATAGACGTAGGTGGAAAAGCTTTTATCGGGACGCAGGGCAATTTGGCCCTGCATATCCTGGCCAATTGCGAGCAACAACCCACTCTTGACCCACGCCAACACCAATCGGCTTGCAGCCCCATCAACTGCTAACCGTTGAGTGCGGATGAATTTGAAGCCCATAAAAGTGTCAATTTGTCCGGCAACTAAGGCTTTCACCGAATTGTAATCAGACGATTTGACCTCGGTGGTGTTCAGCAAATTGGTTACTTGTCGGGCCGTGACCGCAATGTAACGCGGCTCATCGGGGTCGACTTCGCCAGCATCCAAAATTTCTTTGGCGCTTATAAGCTTTGCCAAAGTTAAACCAGCCGCACCAACGGCGATTTTTTGGGATGCCGGTAACGGGACTGATACCGTGCCGTTTTTGCCGGTTAATGAAGATGCAGAGGCCGCTTCAATAACGATATCATCCATACGCCTGCCCAGTGACCACATGGCTGATTGCAGATAATTGGATGTAGGATCGACCAGCAAACGCACCTTATCCGGCTTATCCACCAGATCGCCCCATTCAAAATCACGCTGGTTGACACGCCTACGACTGTGCGGCGTGGAAATCAACGGGCTGTCGCCGTGGCGGGCGGTTTTTTCCTGGGCTTCGGTGGCACCGATTTGGTCATAATAGGCTTCTTCACCGGTTAATGTCTCAGTTCTAACGGCCTCGCGCAGGCGCGAACCCTTTTGCTGCACCAGATATTGTAAGGTGCTGCTGTATTGCTTAACAAAAGCTGTATCAACTTGAAAACTCATTGTAAAATCTCCTACGAGAAAAAAGTTATAATAAAATTTGTTTGCTTTTTTCGTAGGGGTTATCGTTCTAAGCGGCGGCCCAATTAAGGGTTATCGCACTATCAAACGGCCTCCAACTACATGATGCGCTCATGATGGGCGGCTGATATCACAGCTTTACGATGGGGCCTTGCGGCTTGTCCAAAGAAACTTTATTTATTGTCTGGATACGCCAACCGATTTAAACGGGTCATTTCATTCTTTGCGTATTCATGTTCAGGATGCTGGTTATTGAGCCATTTCTTGCTGAATTCGCCGTCACCCTGTAATCTCTTAATCTCCCTTAATGCCTGGTCTGGTGCCATTGCCCAATTGGCATTATCTCTACCGGTTACCATGCGCGGGTCAGTTGTGTTCTTGGCATATCCATAAACCATTTTATAAAAACCCTCGCCCATCGTATTGTGCAATGCTTCAATTAATTCAGGGTTATCCTTGAATAGATCATTGGCCGCAGCCTCGGCCATCTTAATATTCTGATCGTAAGCAGCGCCCCATTCCTTACGCATATTTTGACCGACTTCTTGGGTTCTATCTTGCTGCGCAGCCTTTTGCTCCGCATAGCGCTGGTTTTCAAACGAATAATACTCATCATGAACTATTTGCGCCTGTTTAGCGGTCAAACCGGCCTTATGCGCAATTTGTTTGTATTTAGAAGTTGCAGTTTCGTCATAAAGCTGGAAATCCTTTGACCGCTCCAGCTTATAATCATCAGATTTCGAGGGGCGTCCGAGTTTTTCATAATATGAATTCCACTCTTGTTCGGATGCGCCCTCTTTCGGTTGAACAATATTCTTGCCGCCGACCAACTTTTCAAGGCCCATATAGCTTTTAGCCATATCTTGCGGCCCCTTCCATCCCTTAGCCCCAACAAGCGCTTGGGTGTCACTGTCAAACCCACTTTTCCAATCAGCCATTGAAGCCTGCTGTGTGGGATTTTGCCCTAATAAGGTTGTATTAGTCGGCTGACTGCCAGCATTAGAATTGACGCCTTGCCCTTGAGCCGGTTGTGTCGTTTGATTTTGTTGCTGGCCACTCTCTAAACTCATTTAGTTTCTCCATTTGGTTCATTATTTAAATCAGTATGTAAATACGTGTCTAAGGTTCGATGTAAATCTGACCAAGATAAGTATATATTTGTTGGGCTTGCACGATCCTCAATATTACGGGCGACGACGTACAATTTCTCTAAAACTTCGCTCAAATCCATCTCAACTATATTTTCCATTTAAGTAACTGCTCGCTTCCTGTAAAAACTCTTGATAATCTTGGTTATTAAGGCCCCGCATAGCCTGTATGTAGAGAAAAACGCTCCTCTTGCCTTCGTTAAAGGACGTTCGTTGGGTATCCTTTAAGTCCGTATCATCAACCGTCCAGACATTGCATTCCTTGGCTAAATCAGCCATGACATGCTTACCAGGCTCCCCATCAAAAACATCTTTATAAAAACTCGCAATCTTCACCACTTGCTGCGGATTATTGCTAAAACCAAGCAAGCGCCAAAGCATATTAAAGCGAGGGTTGAGTTGCTTAAGCTGCGACACGCTGGCCACCCTCACTAATTTGTTCGGCTTCCGCCATGTTCTTTGCCGCACTTGATACAGGCTGCGCGGCCTCAACCATTTGCTGCGTTTGTTGCTGTTGGGCCCGCTGCTTCCTAATATCAGCCATTTCTTCCGGTGATCTTATGGCACTGGCTGGCATTCCGTTGGCTGCAAAGATAGCGTTTGCCGCACCATCCGGGTTTATATTATCAATGACGCTTGGGTCTAACTGAGCCAACATTCCCACAGTTTGCACGCTATTAATGACACCCATACCGTCGGCATTCTTCTGGGCGCGAGCTAGAGGCGAAACGTAGTTAACCCGCAATTCGCCGCCATATTCCTGCAAGATCGGTGGTTGCTTGATAAAGTATCCACCGTCCAGCATCATATCAAAAACGCGGGTAACGACAGGATCAAGAAATTCCGAATGTAACCTTGCCAAATGAGGGGCCATCTGCCGCTGTTGCTCTTGCTGACGGATCATGGCTTCAGTTGCCGTCATATTTGGGTTTTCAATGGTGTTGAGCAAATTCACATAAAAAAAGTTCTTAACCATCTCACGGCGCTGTTCGGATGTTTCAAATCCTATGCGCGGGTCTCCACCATTCTGCGGCAACGGCACGATCAAGGGATTTCCGTTGCGTAAAGCGCCGGGGATAATTTGCCCTGGACGCATGGTAATATTCTTGCGAGCCAATTCTTCTTCTGCAAGCCACATGCCGTTAGTTTGCTTTTCCGCATTACGAATAATGTCGCTTTCCATACGGTTCAACATCTTCACATCAGGCAAGGCACGCATGGCTGGGCTGTCACCGTAAATATTGCCGCTTCTGGTCGACCAGCGCGGCGTAAAGTATGGGAATTTCTTATAATATTGTTTCTCAAGGATTGTCTTGGTCTGGCTTTCCATGTAGACCGATGCGAATTCCTGGCTATTGCCGCCATCCAAATCAGCACGCGGGGCAACAGCATGGATTATTTCGATCATTTCATCCGGATTTTTCTCGGCTTTTTCCAGAACATGCCTGGAAGCCGTATCCTTCCATTTCTGCGTGATCTGCCGCGCGGATAGCTTAAATGGCCTAAAAAGTGTATCAATATTGCCGTAGTAGTTCTCGCCGAGGTAACAACTGGCAATACTAAAGCACCGCCACATCAACAGTGCCTCTTCTTTGCGCTCTTCAAGATACAAAACGCCCGTGCCGAACAGGCCAAGGTCTCGGTACATTTCCATTGCTGATGAATAAAACCGCCCTGAATTACGCCCGAACTGGCTCATCATGCGGTTAGCGCAATCCTCAAACCATTTTTTAACGGCATCGTCTTTGTTTAAATCAGAGTCCGATGTCTCAAGCTCAAACCATTTGGTTGCGCTGTTGATCGTTAAAGACCACATGCTATCTGCTAAGTTATCTGATGAGTACATGGCAGTGCCATCAAAGATATACTGCATGCGCTTCTCGCCAGGGGTCCGCTGGATTGTGAAGTCGGCGCGAAATGGGTCCATAAAGTCACCGATCTCTTGCCATTGGCTATCGTAGTTATAACGATCGCCCTTCATCTTATCCAATCTGCTGATGATCTTTTGCGCTAACTCAAGCGACATTCTACTGGCCTAATAAGGTTTTGTTTCCAACAATTGCTTTGGACTGATCACCACCAAAGCCCTTGAATAGCGTGGATGATCTACCCTTGGCATTCATGGCTAAACGCCTCTGCTCCTCTTCAGCCGCAGCTACCGACGCGGCATCAGGGCCGGGCGGTTTCGGTGGTTTCGGCGCCTTCATCTTGTTTAATCCCAGTAGACCCTTTACTGCACTCATTTAAAAAATCCTTTCTATCCCAGCACAAAAGCGTATAATCCGATCCGTCTTTGCCCCAATCCTTGTACGTAACTATTGGCTTGGCACCCAGCATCTGTAGCCATTCGTTGCCTTGGCCGCGTACAAGCGATATAGCTTTTCTAGCACCCTGGCCCATAAGGATCGGGATAATTCTTTTTTTAATAAACTTGCTAACGGTGAATTTGACTTTGTGGAAATCGTCGGTTCTGAAGCCGCAAACAAACCAAATGCCCGGTATTCCTTCATGGCATCCATAAAAAGCCTCTGGTTTACCGTCTCTGCTGAATATCCAAGCATAGCCATTTTCACACATTTGAAACAATTGCTGCCCAATGATCTCGGGGTCTTCGGTGAAGGATACCGCTCCAATCTCCAGAAGGTCAAGGGATGACATGCGCTGATTCACATAATTAACCCCCTCAATGGTTGCCGCTTCAATCGTCACCATGAATACCGCCAATCAGCTTCTTTAGCCAAACGTTGGTTAATGTCATTCCACATATGATCACTTTGCTGAGCGCCGAACTTTGATGGTGTTTGCATCAGTTCGCGAGCCTGCCCCATTCCTAATAGCCCGTATTGCAATGCGTCCTGAATGTGGCTGTATTCGTTCTTGTTCGGCACATCATCAAACCTGCCATCCGTACCTTTTATTTTCCTGTAATGGTATTTACCGTTAAACCCCTTGCGTAGCATCTTACATTCGCTGTCAATAATAAATCCGGGCTTACCGTCAACAAGCCTGGTTAAACCTCTTCTGACGGCCTCCAGGCGGGTTTCTATGCCATTCGTGGGCGCGGCATAGCATCGATACCCAGTGTGTGCGCGAAGGA